ACCCAACCAAATTTAAAGTAACGGATTTAGGTACTGCTTATAATGACTACCTAAAGGAAGCTTTGTCTTCAGGACAGACAATCTCTCAACTTAAATTGTCTTTGTATGAAGAAGGCAATGGAATTAAATCAGCAGAAGCTAAGACTTCTTTGGCTGGCAAAGATAACAATGATGCTACTTTTAGAAAAGCAATCATTAACAAACTTCTTACAATAACCAATAACAACTACAATAATATTAAGTTCAAGGGAATGACCAATGACTTCATTCCTTGGACAGGTCAATCATCTTTAGGACCATACGGCGTTAACTATGCTGGTACTCACGTTAGTTCACAAAAGAACCTACTTGATATCCGTAACGCAGGGGTAGACCTTGACCAATTCATGCAAGAGTACCTTGGTCGTAATGCTACTACCCAAGAGACTGACAAATACCTACAAGCTTACAACTCTTTTGCTGCATCAAAGTCTGGTCAAACAATAGTAACTACTACTACTGACAACCTTAACCTTGAAAAGTCTAGAACCACCAAGGGTGGCATGACCGCAGATGATGCCCTTGCTATTAAGGTAGGCATTGCATCTGATGCACTACGTGCTGCAGGCAAAGACCCTAATGATATTTCTAAACTAGGCGGCAAAGTTGGTACTACCATCAATGCACTTAAGCAAACAGCAGCAGATTATGGATTGCAATATGACGACAACATGGCGTTGCAAGATACTATCAAGTCTATTCAACCAGGAGCAAGCGTTGCTGCTCAACAAACAACTTTAAAGAACCTAGCAAAGATTCACTATAAGTCATTGGCATCAGCTATTGATTCAGGTGTAACCATCCGTGATATTGCTAACCAATTTGGTCAACTTAACCAGAAGTATCTAGAGACTGTAACACCGGCTGACCCTATGTCTTCCGACATACAGAAGGCTCTTACCGGTGGTAAAGATGGCGGGCTTATGAACATGAGCGACTACACCGCTTATCTAAAGAGCAAGCCAGAATGGGCTAAGACGCAGAACGCACACGAAGAAGCATCTAACTACGCTACTACAATTCTTAAGCAGTTTGGATTCATAGGCTAATGGCATCTAAATCATCACCAAAGGCAGCACCTGCACCTAAGACTCCTTCTGCACCTGCTCCTGTGAATTATGGTTACACGGCTGCTAATCCTAGTTTTACATACAGCTCTCCAGTAGTTACTCCTGCAACGAAACAACAAGTAGGAGACTTTACTGCTGTTGAAAACAAAACAGCTGGACTAACAGGTGCTAATGCAATACCTATGCCTACGGGATATATCCCTCCTCAACAAGTAGACCCTGCTGCTAAAGCAGTGGCAGACTCAGAGGCCGCAAAGCGTAAAGATGCATTTGCTTTACTACAAGATACCTTTAATCAATATGGTTTAGGCGAACTGTCTTCTACTATTCAACAGTTCATGCAACAAAACGTAGGACCAGAGGAAGCATCGCTACGTCTTAAGACTGACACCAGCATTAACCCTGCTACAGGTAAAGCATATAACGCCCCATACGTAGCACGCTTTGCTGGTAACGTAGCAAGAAGAGCTAACGGTCTTAACGCTTTAATAGAATCAGATTACATAAGACTTGAAAATGAATTTTCAAACCTTATGACTCAATACGGAGTAGGCAAAGGTTCTGCAACCAACCTTGCTAATCAAGCACAATTTGCTACCCTCATAGGTAATGACGTATCTACTACAGAACTTAACAGCCGTCTTGACCTAGCAGTAACACAGGTACAAAACGCTGACCCTACGGTCATGGCTACCCTTAAGCAGTTCTACCCTGGCATCAGCAACACTGGCTTGATGGCTTACTTCCTATCACCGGAAGAAACATTACCTGTTCTACAACAACAGACACAGGCTGCTGAGATTGGTGCTGCTGCAGTTAAGCAAGGCTTGACTACTGATGTAACTTCAGCAACCGCCCTTGCTAGAGCAGGGGTTACACAAGCACAAGCACAGACAGGCTACGGCAGAATTGCTGAAGTACTACCTACTGCTACAAAGCTCAGCCAAATCTACGGTGCTCAGACTGGTATCAACTACAACCAAGCTGAAGCAGAGAAACAATATTTATTAAATAGCGGAGCTGCTGCCCTTGAGCAACAGAAGTTAACCGCAGCAGAACAAGCCCAGTTTGCTGGTAAGTCTGGAATCGTTGGTGCTAACGCAGCATCAGGTTACTCAGGCTCACTAGGTAAATCAATTCAAGGCAAGTTCTAATAAGAATCCCGACGTGGGAAGACCAGCACCACGCGGCGTATAAGACTGGTAGTAGAAGCCATCATAGTTTCCCCGAACTTTGATGAGGTCTGCGATACAACTAACAGAATGGGAGAACGGTTGCTATGGCAACAAACGATTGGGACGATGACGACGACTTCGATTTGGAAGACGGCGGAACGCAAAGCAATGACGGCAGTGACTTACTAAAGAAACTACGTAAGGCTAAGCGAGCCGACGAGAAAAGAATCAAAGAACTCACAGAGCAACTTGAGGGATTATCCAAAGCGCAGCGTGAGCGTACAGTCAAAGAAGTTCTAAATCAAACGGGTGTTAATCCGAAAGCTGCACGACTAATCCTTAAAGACTTGGATGAAGTTAGCGAAGAGGCAGTTTATAACTGGCTCGAAGATAACGCAGACTTGTTGGGACTACAAGTGCAGAAGGAAGAAAACCCTCAACAACAAGCTGACCTAGCGGCTCTACGCCAACAGGACATTGTTACACAGGGTGCAACAACACCCGACAAACAGATGGACGCGATGCAACGCATTAATGACGCAGCTACGCCTGAAGAAATTATTGCAATGATTCAGTCCGGAAACTTTTAATCAACCGAATCTAACATCCTCATAAGGAGGTGCAATAAATGGCAAACAACGCATATACCACCACCGGGTCCTCAACACTCGGAGGTACAGTAGGTGGTGCAGGTCTCGTACAGAAGGCATATGACCGACTAATCGAGTTCGCACTCCGTGCACAGCCACTTATCCGCAATGTTGCAGATAAGACCCCTGCTCGTCAGAGCATCCCGGGTTCCTCAGTTGTATTGCAACGTTACGTTGACTTGACTCAAGCTACAACAAGCTTGACCGAACAAGTTGACCCAGATGCAGTAGCACTGGCTACCCCAACATACACAACCATTACTCTTGCTGAGTATGGTAACGCAGTACTAGTAACACGCGCATTGGAACTATTCTCTCTAGCAGATGTAGACCCAGCTGTTGCTAACATCATTGCGTTCAACCTTGCAGACTCAATCGATACAGTAGCACAAAATACCCTTGCCACAGGTGCAAACGTATTCCGTGCTGGTGCTCGTACTTCATCTGCAACAATCACATCATCAGATACTTTCACTTCAGCACTTGCTCGTAAGGCAGTTGCGAAGCTACGTACTAACAAGGCTATCCCACGTAAGGGTTCCTTGTACTGGGCAGGTATTCACCCAGAAGTTGCACATGACCTACGCGCCGAAACAGGCGTGGGTTCATGGCGCCAACCACACGAATACCAAGCAAACGCTGAAATCTGGGCAGGCGAAATCGGAACCTACGAAGGTGCATTCTACGTAGAATCTCCACGTTTGTTCAACGATAAGAAGGGTGCTGACCAAGGCACATCAACAACTACAACAACTGCAGCAGCAGCATCAGGAGCTACAACGCTTTCTCTTACTTCTGTTTCAGGAATTCAAGTTGGTGACCGTCTATCAGGTACCGGCCTTGCTACATCAGGTGTTCAAGTTACAGCTATCAACTCTCTAGTTGTAACAATTGATACTCCAGTTCTTTCAGCTGGTGTTACATCAGGTGCAACAATCACAATCACTCCAGAAACACGTGTATTCAACACCTACTTCGCAGGACAACAAGCTCTTGCTGAAGCAGTTGCTGAAGAACCACACGTCGTAATCGGACCAGTTGTTGATAAGTTAATGCGTCACCGTCCACTTGGATGGTACGGAGTTCTTGGTTTCGGTATCTACCGTGACGAAGCACTTTACCGCGTAGAGACTTCTTCTTCAATCGACTACTAATAGTTGACTGACTGCAGGGCTGGTCTAGTACCAGCCTTGTGGTAAGCCCACTAGAAGGAGCAACATGACTAAGTATTACTTCCTACCACCTACGGTATCTGAAGGTCCTGCTGGTGGTGGACGTCTGTTCATTCGCTACCGACTAAACCGTGGCGTTACTGTCTATCGTCAAGCAGGTAAGTGGTACGAGATTCGTTACCCAACCGAAGACCAGACTGGTGCTGCTGACCCAGGCTATGTATTCCGTGGCGGATACAAGCATTACATTAATGATGAACAAAGGACGGAACTAATTAATGCAGGATACGGAGCAAATATCTTCTCTGAGTAAATGTGATATTGACGGACACATTACTAAAATATCAAAGACAGAATACTATTTAGAAGACGGTGACGTAAAGGAGAAGGTAACCCTTTACGGTTGCACCAGATGTGATGCTACCTCTGAGACCGTATGGGATACCTTTGGTCAAGTAGCAAACAACAAAGAACACACAGGTCAGTATGACTGCCTTTGCTTTGGTTGCAAGGTAAAGACCTTACAGCTTAACGCTGGAGATGCTAAGCACTCAGTCGTTGAGTCCGGTACCACTCAAAAGAAGTGGGATAAAGAATTGGCTTTCTACAAAGAAGCCCGTGCTCAGGGTGTTCAACCTGAAGGCACATCAAGGCAAGCAGTACAGAAAGCACTCGAAGCCTCAGAGGTTCTCAACAAACCTTATGACGGTGGAAAGATGCCGAAAGCCAGTCATGTAAACGAGAAGACCGTAGAGGTCTTAAAGGAAGTAGGAGCAGTCTAATGGCAATGCACAACGATAAGAAGCAAGACGCTAAGGTCATGAAGGGCATGAAGCCTGCACAAAAGGCTGCCTTCAAAAAAGCCGATACAAAGATGGATGCAAAGAAGCCATCTCCAAAGGCTGACATGAAAATGGACAAGGCATTAGCAAAAAGAATTATGAAGAAAGGTAAGTAAGTATGTGCACAGAATGTGGATGTGGCGATACCTTCGTCACCATTAAAGCACCAGTCAGAGTTGCACCGGGCCAAGATGCCTCAATCATCAAGGGCTTCGATGTACCACCCCCATATGGAAAAGGAAACGAATAATGTCAGACATGATGTCACCAAAGTCACGCAGCAAGGCAACTGATTACTCATCAGTTAACTCTGCTGATTTCAAAGGCGGAGTAGCACCAGCTGCTGCTAACATGGCAGAACCATTTGTCGGTAAGACAAGCATGGGTCCATCAGAAGTTGTACAAGGAATCTACGTACAACCAGAAGGCGGACGTGCTAAGTAATGCCAAACAGAATCCCAACACCTGGGGTTCCTAATCCCGGTGTAAGAAACACTGCGGTTGATAATCGGCACGTGAACAACGTACAACAGGGAACTGTTGGCGGAGTCACCAAGGGTCCTGTTAAGTCACAAGGTCCAACCAATTTCAACAAAGTTGTATCGGAATACCAAAAGCAGATTTCTCCTTCTGGTATGGCCAAGGCCAAGGCTGCTGAAAGCAAGGCTCTGGATAAGAAATATCCAGGCATGTATAAGGCAAGCAAGTAATGGCTAAAGGCATGGGCTTTCAAGCCGCACAGAAATCAGTAGCAAAAAAACAAGGACTATCAATGAAGAAGGCTGGCGCGATTATCGCTGCCGGTGCTCGCAACGCTAGCCCTGCTGCAAAGAAAGCAAACCCAAACCTGATGAAGGTTAAAGGAAAAGCAAAAGGAAAATAATTATGGCAGCCGACCCACGTCTTAAAAGAGCTGGAGTATCCGGGTTCAACAAACCTAAGCGTACGCCAAGCCATCCTACAAAGTCACACGTTGTCGTGGCAAAGGAAGGCAATCAGGTTAAGACCATCCGCTTTGGACAACAAGGCGTGGTCGGTGACCATAAGCCAACCGCACGTCAAGCTTCATTCAAAGCTCGCCATGCTAAGAACATTGCCAAGGGCAAGATGAGTGCTGCTTACTGGGCAGACAAGGTGAAGTGGTAATGGCTAAGAAAGTTTGGGAAACACCTAACCCTAAGAAGAAATCAACACCCTTAACAGCATCACAGAAATCCTCAGCCAAAGCAGCCGCTAAAGCTGGCGGCAGGAAATATCCAAATCTTGTAGACAACATGAGGGCTGCACAGAAGAAAGGCAAGTAATGGCTACATACGGTACCGCAACATACAATGGTACGTCTTACACATTGTATGGTCGTCCTGGCTCATCAATCATAGATGAACTTAATCGCCTTGCCAATGGTGGAAACTATCCAACCTATGATACTTACCTTGATGCTCAAGGTGCTGCCAACAAATGGGCAGGCACCACAGGTAAGGCAATCGTTGGAGCATTAAACTACAAGGCTAGCTCTACCCGTCAGCAACCAGCCTACAAAGAATTCAACGCAGTTTGTAATGAACTTGCTAACACCGCAACTACAGCCAACCAATACCTAGAAGCGGTTACCGCATTAAGGACTATAGCTTCCTAATGGCAACAACACTAAAGAATTTAATTGATGACACACAGCTTGACGTCCAAGGCTTTACCTATCGTCAAGACCGTGCTACCTATTTAACCCAAGCCTGTACCTCTGGTGACCTAATCCTTTACGTAGGTTCTACCGACAACATTGGTAAGGGTATTATCGAAATTGATAACGAGATGATGTGGGTTGACTCCTATGACCGTCAAGCTAATACTATTACTATTGCCCCGTTTGGTCGCGGATACAATTCGACAACGGCTAGCGCTCATGCGATTAACACTAAAGTTATCATTACGCCCACCTACCCAAGAGTAGCAATCCAACGTGCTATCAACGACACCATCAATGCTGTTTACCCAAAGGTATTTGCAGTAGGTGCAACGGATGTTACCTTCCTAGCTTCTCGTACTACATACCAAGTACCATCAGAAGCAATTCAGATTTTACACATGGCATGGCAGACCGTAGGTCCTACCCGTGAGTGGCTACCAATTCGCCAATGGCGTTGGGACCCACTAGCAGATACCGCTTACTGGGGAACACAAAGCCCAGACGGTCCTAGCTCTGGCTACAGCCGTACCGTATCTGTCTACGACAACATCCTGCCTGGACGTACCATGCACATTGTCTACTCACATCTGCCTAACAATCTTGTCAATGACACAGATGACTTTGAAGTAACCTCAGGGTTGCCATCATCTATGCGAGATGTAATCATCTACGGTGCTGCTGCTCGTCTAACATCTTATGTAGACCCTGCCCGTATCTCTATTACCTCTGCTGCATCGGATGAGTTTGATACCAAGCGTCCATACGGTTCAGGTACCAACGTTAGTAAGAATCTTCAGAACATGTACCTTGCCCGTCTTGAAGAAGAATCATTAAAGCAAAAGCTTCAGTTCCCAGCCCGCGTCCACTACAGCCGATAGGTAGATAGATGACAACACGTAAGTACTCGTCCCGGTCCCAACAGACCACACTCACAGGTTCAGTAACCTCTGGTGCTACCA